CGGATCGACCAGGCTGACGTCGCCATGCGCCGGACGGTCCTGACGGGGGTCGCGCAGACGACGGGCGTCATGCAGCTCGAATTAGCGCGAGAGATGGGCTGCGATCTGGTCGAGGTCGACGCACATTTCGGCGCAAGGAATCACGGAACCGGGCCGATGAACCACGAGAGCTGGCAGGGGAAGATTTACAGTATTTCCGGGACCGACCGGCGCTATCCGTCGCTGGTCGAGACGACGGGTTACGGTACGGTTATCGGGTTATATGGTGTAAATTGTAGACATTCTATGACCGCGTATATCGAGGGGATCAGCGAACCGAGCTATTCTAACGGCGAGCTGCGCGAGATGAAGGAACGACGTGTCCGATACAACGGCGAGGAGCTGACGTACTACGACGCGACGCAGAAGCAGCGGGCAATCGAGCGGGCGATCCGCAAATCGAAGCGCGAGGCGGGCGCGCTGGAAGCGGCGGGACTGGACAATACGGCTGAACGCGTTCGATTAGGGCTTCATCAGGCGAAAATGCGCGATTTTATCGAGCAGACGGGACTGGTACGGGACCGTTTCCGTGAGAGCGTTCCTGGGATGAACGTCAGGGCATTGAACCCAACAGCGCAAAACAGCCAAATAGTAACTTCACAATCTAAAATAAGCGCTGTATTCACTTATGGGAAGAAAAACAAAAAAATCATTGAAGCTTTATCTGCGATTGATGAAGTTCACAAGGGCGGGAATCTCCCGGGCATCCCAATCGAAGAAGTAACTAATCTCGGAGCAGGTGTAGAAGGAGCTTTTCAGCGTACAGTTAACGGAAAACCAGTTAAAATTCAAGTGTTAAAGACCGCACAAAATAAATTAATGACAGTAACCCACGAGATCGGGCATTATATTGACCTCACAGCGATAAATCCAGCCGGACACATGGCGGAAAGCAAGATAAATGGCGCGCTATCTGAGTGGTGGAAAGCTGTTGAAAATAGCGACGCATTCAAAAAATGGAAAGAGATAAAGCAAAACGGAGGGCTTGTTGACGCAAACGGAAAATTAACCAGAAGGATAGATGATACTTTTATTGACTATTCTATGCGGCAGCGCGAATTATGGGCGCGGAGTTATGCTCAATTCATTGCAACGAGAACAAGCAATTCTGAAATGAAAAAAGAGCTTGCGAGTAGGTTAACTAACCTGACTCCTGACCAATGGGATGATAGCGACTTTGCTCCAATTGAAAAAGCGATTTATAATTTATTCAGGATGATGGGATGGATGAAATAGAATTCAACAAACTGGTAGAAGAAGCTATGAAAATTGGCTTTACACGCGAAATGGCAAAGGAGTACGTTGCTATTTCCGAGGGTCTGAGCGATGGGGATGTAATCATCGTTCCCGACGACTTCGTTGACGACGAAGAAGAATCAGACGTTGTGTTAAAATAGTCCTAACAGTACCGTTGGTGACTTTGCGGAAGCCGCGCCACTCTTCCGCGAAGCAGACGCCGGTCAGACCGGACGCAGCTTTTATACTCCGAGCATAAGGCGTCCTGTCTCTAAACTATCGCCGCAAATTTTGCTAACTGCGCAAAAGGACGGCGATTTTTTATTGCCGCTTGACGATTGAAATTCAGTTCTAACTTTATGATATAATTCAGTTAATCGATTGACGGGATTCCGTCGATTTATCGTACCAAGACCCTAAAGAAGGCGGTACGACAGCAAAGCTAAGGAAATCTTAGCCGAGCAGTCGTCCGCCTTTTTTATTTGTCTTCGGACCAGACGTAAAACGGCCGGCGCGCGCGGAGCGACCGCGTAAAAAAGCGTAACGCAATGACGAGGAGAACAGGAAATGAAACGTGAGGATTTGGAAAAGCTTGAGCTTGGCAAGGAAGCTATCGATCAGGTTATGGCGATGAACGGCAAGGACATCGAGGCCACGAAAGCCAAAATCACCGCAATCGAGCAGGAGCGCGACACGCTGAAAAACCAGCTGACCGAAGCGAACCAGCAGATCGAGAGCTTCAAGGCGATGGACATCGAGGCGATCAAGAAGTCCGCCGACGAGTACAAGACGAAGTTCGAGCAAGCGGAAGCCGACGCCAAGGCGCAGATGAATCAGCTGAAATTCGATCACGCGCTGGACGGCGCGCTGACGGAAGCCAAGGCAAAAAACGCGAAAGCGGTCAAGGCGCTGATCAACGTCGAAGGGCTGAAGCTGACGGACGAAGGCGCGATTGTCGGGCTGAAAGAGCAGCTTGAAAAGATCAAATCCGAGAACGATTACCTGTTCGAGAGCGAGACAGAGCCGCCGAAGTTTACGCTGGGCGGAAGGTCCGGACCGCCGCCGGCGGGGGACGGATTTTTAGCAGCGGTCCTGAAAGGGGCTGGGCTGACGGAAGAGGAATTTGGAAATGGCTAACAGTATTGATCTGGCAACTGTATTTTTGCGTCTGGTCGACGCAATTTATAAGCGGGCTTCGGTAACGGTGGAGCTTGACGCGGTAACCCAGGACGTTCCGTTTATCGGAGCAGACACGGTCAAGGTCATGAAGCTCGGAACGGTCGGGCTCGGCAACTACAGCCGGACGAACGGGTACCCGAAAGGCGATATCACGGCGACGTGGGAGGCGCTGAAGCTGACGATTGAGCGCGGGCGAGAGTTCGTTCTTGACCGGATGGATAACGAGGAATCGCTCGGGCTTGTCCTCGGAAACGTGATTGACCAGTGGATGACGGAGCACGTTGCGCCGGAAATTGATGCGACGCGCTTCGCGAAGTACGCTTCGACGCCAGGCGTTCTCACGACCGCGGGGGCGACGCTGGACAAGGACACGATTCTCCCGGCGATTGACGCGGCTTCGCTGGCGATGGACGAAGCGGAGGTTCCGACGACGGGGCGAATGCTGTTTATTTCGTCCACGTGCGAACGGTTCCTGCGCGCGGCGATCAGCCGTCAGCTGGCGAACGAGAACACTGCGGATCGGCGGCTGACAAATATCGATGAGCTGACGATCCGTCCGGTTCCGCAGGGGCGATTCTTCACGAAGATCAAGCTCGATGCGGGCGGGACGTCGAACGCGGGCGGGTTCACGAAGGACGCGGCGGGCGGCGCTAAGGATATCAACTTCATGATCGTTCATCGGAGCGCGATTCTCCAGCCGGTGAAGCTGAATCAGGTGAAGTATTTCAGCCCTGAAATTAACCAGACGTCGGACGGACACAAGTGGCAGTACCGCCTGTATCACGACGCGTTCGTTTACGACAACAAGCAGAAGGGCGTTTACGTCCATACGAAAGCGTAAGGTGATGGGATGAAACTGTACAAGACCGGGATCACGGTTGAGGCTGACGGGCTGGAAGCGGAAAGATTCCGCTCCGCCGGTTATGTCGAGGTTACCGAGGTCGCCGAACGGGAACCAGAAACGGCGGCGGGGGCGCTGGAGGAACCAGAAACGGAACCGAAGGCTGAGGACGGACCGAAGCCGCGCAGGAAATAACGAAAGGAGCGGGGGGAAATGGGCGCATTCGTTGATTACGCATATTACAGGGACGTATTTCACGGTACGTCCATTTCCGTTTCCGCATTTTCGCGCTTAGCGGAAGCAGCCACGCTCTACGTGAATTACCTGTGCTGCGAACGGGCGGCGAAGATTATAAACGACGGACAGGACGCGGATCTGATTGCGCGAATCAAGGGCGCAGTCTGCGCGTCCGTTGAAGCTCTGGGGCGATTTTACGGGCTTTCCGACGGCGAGGCGATTCATCGTCCGTTAGCCTCGGAAAGCGTTGGGAATCACTCCGTCAGCTACGGGAAAACGGCGCAGGAAGAGGCAGTGTCCGGAATGGACGAGGGGCGTCTGGTCGAGAGGACAATCCGGCCGTATCTGGCTGGGACGGGCCTGATGTATACGGGGTTTGATCGATGAGAACGCCGCACGCAATGACCTGGTATCAGGCGGTAAAGCGCGGAACGGAGACGATTTACATCCGGCACGAGGTCCCGGCGGTCATGTGGCAGGACACGAAAGCGCAGAATGTGATCGCGTCAGGACTGACGAGCGCGGACAGCGCGACGATTTACGTTCCGAAGCAGGGAACGGATTACGCGTTTCGCGTCGGCGATTATCTCGTCAAGGGCATTACTCCGGAGGAGATCACGGACACGTTCAAGATCAGCGACCTGCAAAAGAAGTATTTGCACACGGTGAAGATTATGAGCGTCGACGATCAGGACTTCGGCAGTCCGCTTTTACAGCACTGGCAGATCGGAGGGAAGTAAATGGCCGTCAAGCTGAAATTTCCACAGGCGACTTTATATACAGTCAGGACCAAAGGCGGAAAGGTACAGGCTGCGCTGCGCTGGAAAAAAGGAATGAAGCCGAAATGGGAAGGGCAGTATGACCGGGCGCAGTACGTTTTGGACAGTGAGATTCTGAAAGGTTGTAACGCGCGGTACGTGCCAAAAGATACGGGGATGCTGACGAAGCTGGGCGTACTGGGAACGAAGCCGGGAAGCGGCGAGGTCGTCTGGTTCGGGCCTTACGCGCGATTCCAGTATTACCTGACGAATCGAAAGACATCGCGGAACGTGAATATTGACGGCGGGGCGTATTGGTTTGATCGCTTCTGGGCGGCGCAAGGGAAACGGCTCCTGAAACGCGTTAAGAAAATCGCTGGGGGGACGGGAAAATGAGCAGCGTTATCGGCGCGATCCGCGATTACATCCAGAGTTATCAGGCGCTGGAAAAGGACGTTCCGGTCTGGGTCGACATGCTGGGCGCGGACGTAACGAGCTACAGCGTGCATACGATGCCGGGAAAGATCGTCGAGGAAGACATCATCGGGAACAAGACGGTTGTCTATCCGTTCGCGTTCGGGTCTGTCGAATCGACCGCCGAGCAAAACGAGACACTGGAAACGGCGGAATTTTACGAGACGTTCGCCGAATGGC